GTTGTAAACTATAAGGTTCCTGATTCAATGAAACAACAAATGTCTGTAACAAGAAAAAAGTTGTATCAAGAGGGAAAGTTAACTATTAATTGTGCTAAAAAAATAGTGCAAACAGATTTAGAAAGTAATTTTATTGCAGAATACTCAAGTATAATGGAAACTTCAAGAAGTACAGGACTTCATAGAACTTCTATTCAAAGAGTACTTTATGGTAAAGCCAAACAAATGAAAGGTTTTGTATTTTTATATAAGGAATAAGCCCTTGTAAAACCCTGTGAATTGCTGGGATAGCTAGAAGTAGCCAATCAGCAGCCAAGTATTGTAGAAATACAATAAAGGTTCAACGACTAACACATGGAGTCTAAACAGATAATGCTGTAGATGGTAAAGTGACACGAGCTCAGGGCACACTAAGGTGTGATGATATAGTCTGGACTGCATATATAACAAAAGAAAATGCAGAGTCATAGAATAAAGAGTCTATGAGATAACAAATCGGGGAAGTCAACTTTTGTAGATGTAGGTTTTTGTATAGAACCTGCTGTCTATGTATTGGACCATAATGCCAAAATTAATGCTTCTATGGAAGCAATTGCCACTAAACTTGAAACAATGACTGATCCTGACACTAGAAATGCTCTCAATGCTGAATATGAGAAAATTAGGAGTACGTTACTTGATGTTGAGTTTATCTACAACTCTTTTGAGATTGACAGAGTAAGTAAAGAATTTGATTTTGTTGCCCATTTTCTTAACAAAGATTATGGAATTTATCTCATAACTTTACCCTCTGGAAAGACTTATAAAGATAAAAATGTTGTATCTTTATCCTCTGCCTTTTTAAAAGGTGAATTGGAATATGATACTGCAAATCCTGATACTCCTAAAGAGATTATTAGAGTTTCTGAAGACTTAGTTTCTAAAATTAAAGTCATTTACAGAAATAGGATAGTCCCTTTATTTGGAGAGTATAATGAAAAAGGAGAAAAAGTTTCAAAAGGAATTATTAAGTTTTTGGAAATCAAAGACAATCCTACTGGAATCAGAAATTATCTTTTAGGTTATGCTAAAGAAAATGGTGAATTTTTGTATAGAACTACTGTTAAGGATGGGGTAACCTTTCAAAGAATGATTGGTTATAGACCTAATAATCCTGCTAAGTATGTTATTATCATTACTGACCACTTAAGAAAGCTATTACCTGAAAGAGGTTTTAAGATGAAAGAAACTGTAGATAAATTCTCAGAATATGCAGTAGAGTTTAGAAACACTTGCAATTTCACATTTGTTCATATTATCCACCTTAATAGAGCAGTTAGTGACATTGGAAGAAGGCAGTATGATGATGACAGATTGTTTCCACAGTCTGATGATATTAAAGAGACAGGTAATCTAAGTGAAGATAGTAACTATATCTTCACAATGTTCAACCCAAATGATGATAAGTTCAATCTTACTAAACATTTTGGAACACCAATTAGAAGACCAGATAAGTCTCTTTTGTATCCATTTATGAGAACTATACATTTAGTTGAATCTAGACACAGTGTTTGTCCTCAACACTTTAGGGTCAACATGTATGGTGATGTTAAAAGATTTGAACCTTTAATTATTTAAAACAACAAAAGTATGCCAAAGATTTTGGTTTTAGCCCCTAGTGGGTTTGGAAAGTCCACAAGTATTGGACAAATACCTGAATTAGGTATTAAAGGCTTAGTCCCTGAAGAAACTTATTTAATATCAGTTACTTCAAAACCTCTTCCTTTCAGAGGAAGTGGTACAGCATATCCAATTACTACAATGCCTGACTTAAAAACAGGTAGAAGAGTTATTACTGACAATGCAAAAGATATAGAAGCTATCTTCTTAAATTTAGTAGCTAGTCCATACAAGAATATTGTGTGGGATGATTCAAACTATGTAATGCAGAATTGGTTTATGGCTAATGCTTTGGCAAAGGGTTGGGATGCACCTAAGCAAATTGGTTACTTTATGGGTAAAATCTTTGATGCCATAGAGAAATTAGATGCTGCAGGTAAAAATGTTATCATTTTAGCTCATGGGGACAATGTTCCTGGTGCTGATGGTAGAATCTATATGAAGTACAAAGCTACAGGTAAAATGGTAGATGAGTATTTGACTGTAGAGGGTAAAGTAGATGTTACTCTTATTGGTATTAGTAGATATGATGCTACTGCAAAGAAAGCTGTTAAAGAGTTCTTGACCAATGAGAATGAGCAATATTCTTCAGCTAAATCTCCTATTGGTATGTTTGACCAACAATTTATTCCTAATGATTTAGGTTATGTTGTGGATAAAATTGCTGAATATTATGGATAGTTGGTTAACCCACATCCTTAGCTTCATTACAGGAGCTATAATTACTATTGTTGCTTTGGCTTTAGTAAAAGGAAATTGGAGTAAAAAAGACATTGTTGAAATAGATCCTGAAATAGAGGAAGCTGAAAGACAATGGAAAGAACAAAGCAAAGGTTATTAATTTTTAATTTTTAAATTCATATATTATGTCACAAGAAAGTGTACAAGTAGAGAATGCTGTAACAGAAACAGCACCAGTTTTGAGAATCACAATTAGTGATGTTTTAGGTTTGTTAGACCAAGGTAAAAGCAGAAAAGAAATTGCTGAACACTATGGCAGAACTCAATCTGACATGAAGAAAATGGTTTGGGATCACCCTAAATTGAAGAACAGAAAAGCTAAGAAACAGTACACAGGTATTGAGCTTGAAGATGATACTGAAGACATCAATGATGTAGCTGAAGTACCTACTGAAACTGTTGTTGAAACAGAAGTGGCAGAAGGACATGCTGTAGATGCTTCAATTTACACAGAGCCTACTGTTGAAGACACTGTTCCAGACACATCAGACTGGAATTAAGAATTTGTTTAACTATTAAAAGACTATATATGTCACAATTACAAGGATACGGATATGTATCAGATTCAGATGAATCATTAAAAACTAAAAGTGGAGCTAAATTTGGTGGTAACTTTGGAGTAGCAACTTTAGCAAAATTTGCTTACAGTCCTAATGTAGCTAAAGCTGGTCAAGAGCCAAGAGAAGCTATTGAGATTGAAGTGAAAGTTGGAGACAGAAACTACAAAGAATGGGTTAATCCTGTAAGTAGAGTTGTTGATAAAAATAATGTTGAAATTACGGACAAAGCTTCTGCTGAGTACATAGCTGGTTTTAATACTGCTATTGTTCAACAAAATGCTACAGTAACTCATTATTTGAAAGCTGTTGGTGTTACTGATGAAGGCTTGAAAGCTGCATTTGTAAACCCAGTAGTAAGTTTTGCTGATTATGCTACAAGAGTTTGTGCTTTATTACCTATTGGGTATGATAAAAAGCCACTTGACTTATTTTTAGAATATCAATGGAACTTTGGTAAAAAGCAAGATGGTGGTCTTAATGACAAAACTTATCCTACTTTGCCAAAGAACATGAAAGGTGGTTATTTCATTATTCCTGCACAACCTGGAGTATTTGTTGAGAAAAGAGCTGAAGATGGTGCTTTATCTTATGAGAACTCTAATGGACAGAAACATCCTTTTGAAAGAGATGCTAATTTCATGACAGGTAACAAAGGTACTCAACAAGTATTAGGTCAAACTGCTAGTACTGGTGGAGCTATGGCAGCTCCTGCTATTGCTGGAAATCCCCAAGGTTCTTGGTAATAAATAATTAAAATCTAACCTCTTTTATATGAGCCAATATCAATATAATTCAGATAACTTGCATAGAAGAGGTTTTATTAGTAAGGAAAGCATTTTAAGTTTAGTCACTCAGGAACAAATATTTGAATTAGTGTTCAATTTTATACCTCAAGAGTTTGATTATGTGGTATCTCCTTTAAGATATGATAGGACTCCAGGATGTTGGTTTAGTTATCATACAAATGGAGTTCTTTATTTTATTGATTTTGCCTATAGTAGAACTCATAGTGATTGTTTTAACATAGTTCAAGACTTTTTTAAATTTCCTAATTTTTATTTGACTTTAGAGTATATCTATAACACCTTAATACAAGGTAAAGTAGGCTTAGAGCTTATCACTGAAAAACAAGATACTACTAAAATAGTCAAAGAAAAAGTTAAACTCCTAATTGAAGCAAGGCAATATGCTCATGCTGATATGAAATTTTGGTCTCAGTATGGTATTAAAAAGAAACATTTAGTTGAAGATAGGGTCTTTCCTGTTCAAAAGTTATTTGCTTTAAACACTAAGTCAGGGAGTCATATTATTGATTGTAAGGATATTGCTTATAGTTATAATGATTTTCCTGAATCTAGAAAGAAAGTTTATTTTCCTATGAGAGAAGGTAAAAGAAGGTTCTTGACAAATTGCACAAAGAATGATGTAGGTGGCATCAATTCTCTAATGTCTTATGGTAAAGAACTTATAATTACTAAATCTTATAAAGACTATAGAGTACTGAAGAACAATGGTAAAAATGTGATTTGGTTTCAGAATGAAGGTATGATGCCCAATGATTTAATCTTAAATCAGTTGGTTAAAAATTTTGTTAACATCATTGTATGGTTTGATAATGATCAACCTGGTATCATAGCTTCTGAAAAAATTAAAACTCATATTAATAGTATTGTTCCAGGTAAAGCAAAAAATCTTTGGCTTCCAGAAAGAAGCTTAAAACAAGGTATAAAAGACCCTTCAGACTGTATTGCTAAAGACAAATCTTTATTTAATCAATTCTTAAAAGACTTCACAAGATGAATTTTAATCGTATTCATTACTCTTGGAGACCTCTTCTGAGTGAATTTAACACAGATGCTTTCCTTTACTTCAAAAATGAAGTGTTACCCAAAGAAAAATATTACCCTGAAGCTCAAGAAGTCTTCAGGGTTTTTTCTATGCCTGTATCAGAAATTAAGGTTGTGCTATTAGCTAGAGAAGAAGCTTCTCCTATAGTACAAGAAGGCCTTTTCTTCTTAAGAATGTCTCTAACTTATGGGGCATCAAATACAGACCATAGTGAATATTGGGAACCATTCATTAAAAAGGTTATCTATTTTATTGCTAGGAGTAATCCTTGCATTTGGCTTTTGCCAACAACAAAATCACAAAGTTATACAGCTAATCTACCTGCTAAAACTATATTTAATGTGATGAAGTATACTGATGAAACTATTCATCATATACCTTTCAATGTAGACTACAACTATGTGTTTAAAGGGATATATATTAACCTTAAGCATGTAAACCTCCTTCTTAAAAAGAAAGGATTAACTGAATTAAATAATTTTTAAAAATTAAAACCATGAGTGATGTACAAACTCCACAAAGAGAAATAACTATCTATGCTACTAGAGGTGGCCAAATGAAAAAAATCATGACTAATGTAAGTACTTGGGGAGAATTACAACCTCTTGTAAGAGCAGAAGGATTTGATTTGTCTTCTTTACTAGCAGCTGAAAACATTAACAAGTCTGATTTGGTAAATGATTTAGCTGTATTACCAGCAACTGCTTTCAGATTGTTTTTGAGACCAAAGCAAACTAAGTCAGGTGCTCTTGACAGAAAAGAGTGTTTTGCTGTTATCAAAGCTCATTTAGCTGCTAATCCTGGAGATAAGCCTAAGTTTACTGTTGATGGTAAAAATGTAACTCAATTGGCTACTGCTGTAGTACAAGATTTAGTTGCTAAGTATTGTAAAGGTGCTGCAGTAGCACAAAAAGTTTCTGAACCAGTAAAAGAAGTTGTAGCTACATTACCTACAATAACCACTAAAACTGACTTAACAGATGCTGAAAAAGTAGAAGAAGCTCTTTCTCTTGTTTCTACTTTGAAAGATTATGATTCTTATTACAAAGTTCTTAAACACTTAGGTAAACTTCGTTTTGAAATTACTGGTGAACAAGAAGAAACTGAAGAATCTGAAGAAAATGCTATCAGAAGAGAAGCTAAAGAAATGGGTTATTAGTATTAATTTAAGGGCTTATATAATGTAAGCCCTTTAATTTTCTTATTATGTCAAGAAGTATAAAAGATAATATTGCTCCAAATGATATTACTACAAGTAACCTTACTAAAAACATTCTAAACAATGCAACTTTGTTAGGTACTCATAAAGATAAAGTATTCTTAGAGAGGTTATTTGACAAACAGATTATTCATATTAGAGGTGCAGGTGATCTTACTTCAATTGAAAAATTTACACTTAAGTCTCAGTTTTTTAGAATATTAGACTTGTTTGAAGAAAAATACAAAGGTCAAGCTGATTTAGGTTTTCATTATGATTCACAAGCTGGGTATTTTATGCCTTACTTTAAAGTTCTTTATCCAAAGTTTACTATTACTAATAGTCAAGGAAGAAGCCATGAGATAAGAGATTTGTTTGTATTTCACAGTTTTAAATGGACTAATGGTTCTGTTCATCCTTATAAATTAGAAGGTGGTAGATTTTCTAAAACAAATTTAGAGATTACTTCTAGTTATCAGCAGAGTCACTTAGGAAGTCACAGTGGTTGGAAATCAAATCCTTTCTATTGTAGTTATTTCTGTGTTGGTTCTAGCACTGATGTTAGCCTAATGATGGCTGAGTTTGAAGTAGAAATGGACTTTGATAGATATGAATTGTTCTTATTTTGTGTAGATACTATGATTACTTGGGAATCCTTAGAAGGTGTACCATTTATTAAAATGGAAACTATTAACAATGCTAACTCTAGTAGAGTAACTAACAGTCAAGAAAGAT